TTATTTGTTTTTCTTATTATGCCAACAGATTATTGACCGGTTTACGCGCACATGCGTGAACCGGTCACTTTTTCAAACCGGATATTTAGTCCGTGAACATGAAAAAAACTAACGAAATGAAAACACTTCAATCAAAATAATGTATAACGCCAACTCGCTCTTGTCAAAGAAGAACAACATATTTCTAATCCTGAATACCGATACACCCCGGCATGATGTTTTTCCCTAAAAAATTCAATAACGTGACGCCTCCCCTTACTTGACACCATCTCCCCAAAAGAGTATCACCCCCGATATCCCCCAAAGCCCCTTTCCGCCCACTCGGAAAAGGGCTTTTTTCTTGGAAAGCCTTCAACTCCACTCTCCCCTACCCCCCTGTTACATTCCTCCCTACCATTTGCACCTCGGCTCAAAGTTTTAACCACAAACTCTGAACCCTGAACAAATCTCAAAGGAGGCCTCCATGCGCATCATTTTCGCCCTGTTTTTTGCCCTCACCCTGTCTGCCCCGGCATTCGCCGCCGACATTCAAAAATCCCTCACCGTGGTTTTCGGCCACGAAGGCGGCCTGCAGTGCGACCGCAACGATCCCGGCAACTGGACCGGCGGCAAGGTCGGCGTGGGCCGTCACGGCTGCACCAAATACGGCATCGCCACCAACACCTACCCGCTTGAGGACATCCGCCACCTGACCCTCAAACGCGCCGGAGAGCTGTACAAACGCGACTTCTGGAACCCGCTGCATCTTTCCGAACTCAAATCCCAGGGCATTGCCACCGAAATCTTCGACACTGCCGTCAACTGCGGCGTCGGCATGTCCGGCAGAATCGTCCAGCGCGTTTGCAACCATCTCAACGGCCGGGGCAAGGATTACCCGGTCAACGGTCGCATCGACGCCGAAACGGTCCGCTGGATCAACCAGTACACCCGTCCCCGGCCGAACCGGGTGCGGTTTTACAAACTGCTGAACGGCTATCAACTGGGACGCTACCTGGACATCGTCGACAAAAACCCGCGCATGGACAAATACCTGAACAGTTGGCTAGGCCGGGTGAACTGGTAATGAGCTTTCTTGTCAACCTCATAACCCGCTCACCCTGGGGTCTCCAGGCACTGCTCTACGCGGCTGCAGCACTCCTGATCGCCTGTATCGGCCTGGGTGTCACCGTGGATATCCAAAGCGCCAGGCTGGATACCGCCAAGGCCCGGCAAGCTGCCCTGGCCAACAAGATCGCCACCCAGAACCAAGCCATAACCACCTGGAAAGCCGAAGCGGACAAACAGACGCAGCGCATCCATGAAGCTGCCCGCAAAGCAGAAAAAGTCCGAACCGTCACCGCCATGCGTGTCCGCACCGTCTCCGTGGCCGCTATCCCCACCGCCTGCCCGGATGCTGTCAAATGGGGAGCGGAACACGCCCTGGAATTCAACAAGAGGTGGACCCAAAAGGAGGATCAGGATGAACAATGAAAATCAAATCCCCCTCAATTCCCCTTTTACCAAGGGCGACTTTAAAACTCCCCCCTTTGTAAAAGGGGGGCTGGGGGGGATTTGCCTTTTGCTTCTCTCCGCCTGCACCACCCTGCCGCAAACCGTCGAGGTGCCCGTTGCCGTCCCCTGCACCGCACCGCCCGAGATTGCCCGGCCGCGTCTCGCCATCGGCGCGTTACGGGCCGATTCGCCCCCGGCTGACGTCATTCGAGCCTATGCCGAATCCCTGGAAGCGGTCGCAGGCTATGCCGAACAGTTGGAGACCATTCTAAACGGCTACCGGGAGGGCGGCCGTGCCCGATGAACTAGATCTTGCCCAGACGATTAACGAGCAGTTTCTCGCCGATGCCCTGGCCGAACATCAGCGCAACCGGCCCACCGGCCCGGCCGCCATTCTCTGCGAGGAGTGCGGCGAAGAAATACCAGAAAAACGGCGGCGGATTATTCCCGGCTGCCGCAGATGCAGGGAATGTCAGACAGTATTGGAGAACCGGAGGCGCTGCAGATGACGATCACCTTTTCAATGATTGCCTGGGTGCTGGGCATACTGGCCGCCTGGACCGGCATGCTGCTGGGAGCCATCAAATACCTGCTGAACCGGCAGATAGCCGCCTTTGAGGCAAAGGTGGCCGATGCCGATGCAAAGGCGGGAAAAGCGCTTTCCAGCCTGTCGGAATACAAGCAGACCGTTTCCGGCGACATGGCGAACCTGCGGCTGGAATTCGAGCGCAAGGCCGTGTGCGGCAATCACCCGCGCATGGAAGACAACGACGTGCGGCTGTTTCAACGGCTTGACCAGTTACATGGCGATATTCGCGAGCTGGTCGGCGGCGTCAAGGGGCTGGCCAACTCCCTGGAACTCGTTAACCAGCATCTTTTAAATGGAGGCAAATGATGCCCTTTTCCGAACTTCTTACCCAAGACCAGCGGCTGGTCATACTTCGCGCTCTGGCGCAGGACCTTGGCTACAGCCATAACGAATCCATCATCCACAGCATCCTGGAAGAATTCGGTCATAAATGCAGCCGCGACAAGGTGCGCACACACCTATCATGGCTGGCGGAACAGGGACTGCTGACCCTGAATGACGTGGTCGGCTACTACGTGGCCACCATCACCCAGCGCGGGGTGGACGTTGCCAACGGCGCCGCCACCGTACCGGGTGTCAAGCGACCTGGGCCGGGGCGCTGACATGGCCAAGCAATCAACCATCGATCTGCTGCCGCCCGAGATCAAGGCCGAGCTGCAAGCCTGGCTCCAGGACCCGCGCATCACCCAGCTGGAAGCCACCGGCCGGGCCAACAGCCTTTTGGCCGCCATGGGTCTGCCGGAACGGGTGACCAAGAGCAGCGTCAACCGTTACGCCGTCAAGATGGAAGAGGTTGGCCAGAAGCTGCGCCAAAGCCGCGAAGTTGCCCAGATGTATATTGCCCAGGTCGGCGCAGCGCCCCAGGGGCAGACCGGACTTCTGATCAATGAAATGCTGCGTTCAATGGCCTTTGAACTGTCATTGAAACTTCAGGACGCCGATGTGGAAGATCCGGAATCCATGAGCGCCACCATAGACCAGATCAAGAACCTGTCCTTGACCATGCAGCGTCTGGAACAAAGCGCCACCATCAACGTCAAGCGCGAAGACGACATCCGCCGCCAGGAACGCGAACGGGCCGCCAACGAAGTCAGCAGGATCGCCAAGAAAGGCGGGCTCACCTCCGACACCGTGCAGGAAATCCGCCGACAGATCCTGGGAATCGCCGCGTGATTCCGTCCAGCCTGCCAAACACTGCCGTCCTTGACGTCCCTGTTGTCCTTCTTCCGTACCAGCAGGCCTGGATTGCCGATGCATCGCCCTTGAAGACCTGCGAAAAATCCCGCCGTACCGGCCTCACCTGGGCCGAGGCTGCCGACGATGTGCTGATCGCCGCCGCAGACAAGGGCCAGAACGTCTATTACATCGGCTACAACCAGGACATGGCCATCGAATACGTCGAAGCCTGCGGCATGTGGGCCAAGGCCTTCAACTACGCCGCCAGCGAGGTGGAAGAAGGACTCTGGGAAGATGACACGGAAGACCGGCACATCAAGACCTACACCATCCGCTTCCCCGACTCAGGCCGCCGGATCGTGGCGCTCTCCTCTCGCCCCGCCAACCTGCGCGGCAAGCAGGGTGTGGTGGTCATCGACGAAGCCGCCTTCCACGACAAGCTGGGCGAACTGCTCAAGGCTGCCCTGGCGCTGCTGATCTGGGGCGGCAAGGTCCGCATCATCTCCACCCACGACGGTGATCAAAACCCGTTCAACGAACTGATCCAGGAGATCCGTGCCGGAAAGCGCAAGGGCAGCGTCCAGCGCATCACGTTTCAGGAAGCCATCGATCAAGGCCTGTACCGCCGGGTCTGCCTGCGCCTGGGCAGGGAATGGAACGCAGATGAGGAAAAGGCCTGGATGGCGGATGTCTATGCCTTCTACGGCGATGCCGCCGAGGAAGAGCTGGACGTGGTCCCATCCCAGGGAAGCGGAACCTATCTCACCAGGGCCATTATCGAGCGCTGCATGCGTCAAGACATTCCCGTTCTGTCCTGGGAATGCAAAACCGAATTCGCCCTGCTGCCCGACCATATCCGCCAGGCCGAAGCCAAAGAGTGGTGCGATGAAAACCTGCAGCCGCTGCTCGCCCTGTGCAACCCGGAACACGCCCACTACTTCGGCGAAGACTTTGCCCGTTCCGGCGACCTGACCATCTTCTTCCCCCTGGCCGAACAACGAAAGCTCACCTACCGAGCACCGTTCGTACTGGAACTCCGCAACGTGCCTTTCAAGGAACAGGAGTTGATTCTCTATTACATCCTCGACCGGCTGCCGCGCTTCACCCACGGCTGCTTCGACGCACGTGGCAACGGCCAGTACCTGGCCGAGCGGGCCATGCAGAAATACGGCATCCAGCGCATCACCCAGGTCATGCTCTCGGAGGCCTGGTACCGGGAGGAGATGCCGCGCTTCAAGAGTTTCTTCGAGGACGGCACCATCGAAGTTCCCGCCGATGCCGGTCACATGGACGATTACCGGGCCATCAAGATGATCAGGGGCGTTGCCAAGCTCCCGGACATCCGCACCACCGACAAAACCGGCAAGAAACGCCACGGCGACGCCGCAATCGGCTGCGCCATGGCAATTGCCGCAACCAGAAACGACACCGGCCCTGCCTGGGCCGCAACCGCACCATCCGCCGTGAACCGGGACACATTCACCGGTTTCGGCTGCGGCAGATCCGGAGACATCCTTGCGGGGTACACCTAAATGAAAAACGGCCTCTATCTCCCCGACGGCACCTTCATGCGCTTCTCCGAACCGGCGGCCGCCTCCGGCTCGCTCAGTGAAGAGATCGCCGTCCGTTCGCGCAGCATCGACTACTACGCCGTAGGTTCCCTGTACCTGCCCAACCCCGATCCGGTCCTGAAGGCCCAGGGCAAGGACATCCAGGTCTATAGCGATCTCCTGATCGATGACCGCGTCTCGGGCAGCATGACCAACCGCTTCAACGCCACCCTGGCGCTCGACTGGCAGATCGACACGGGCACGAAAGCCAGGAGCCGTCAAGCCAAGGCAGTCGAGGAGATCTTCGGCAGGCTCTCCCTCAACCGGATCATGGGCGAGATCCTCCAGGCACGGGCCTTCGGCTATGCGCCCCTGGAAGTCATCTGGGGCCAACGGGACGGCCTCAGCGTGCCGGTTGACCTGGTGGGCAAGCCGCAGCGCTGGTTCGTCTTCGGCCAGGCCAACGAATTGCGCTTCCGGTCGCGTGATCGCCTGACGGACGGCGAGGAGTTGCCGCCCCGGAAGTTCCTCTGCCCGGTCAACGAAGCCGGTTACAACAACCCCTACGGCCTGGGTCTCAACAGCCGTTGTTTCTGGCCGGTCGCCTTCAAGAAAGGCGGCTGGAGATTCTGGATTCAGTTCAGCGAAAAGTACGGGCAGGTCTGGCCCATAGGCAAGCTGCCGCGAACCGCCACCACGGAGCAGATCAACGAGATGCTCGACATCCTCTCCCGCATGATCCAGGACGGCGTTTCCGTGATTCCCGACGACGGTTCGGTCGATTTCATGGAGTCCGGCACCAAGGGAGCCACGTCGGCGCTGTACAAGGACATCATTGCCGAGGCCAACAACGCCATCAGCACGGTCTGGCTCGGTCATGCCGGAGCAGGCGAATCGGTCCCCGGCGAACTGGGCGGCAAGGATGTGGCCGCAGGCGTCAGGGACGATCTGCGCGACTCGGACAAGTCCCTGGTCGAGGAAACGCTGAATCAGTTGATCGACTGGATTTGCGAGGTCAACTGGAACACCGCCGAGGGTGCGCCCCGGTTCAGCCTGTGGGAGGAAGAGGAGGTAGACGGCAAGCAGGCAGCCCGCGACAAGGATCTGACCGAATCCCTGCAGCGTTCCGGTCTCAAGCTGACGCGGGAGTACTACCTGCGGGAATACAACCTGGAGGATGGGGATATTGAGGATGCGCCAACCCCAAATCCCCCCCAGCCCCCCTTTGACAAAGTGGGGAGTCTTGAAAGTCCCCCTTTAGCAAAGGGGGAATCAGGGGAATTTGCTACACAGTTCGCCGAATCCTCCGCACCAGACTCCGCCGATATCATAGCCCAGCGCCTGGATGCCGACACCGCACCGATCATCGAAACGTGGCTGGCCGCCCTGAAGAATGAAATCAACCGGGCAGGCAACCTGATCGACCTGCGGGATGATTTGCTGAAAACCAAGGGACTCGACCTCGCCCCCTTGGCAGCGCAGATCCGCGACGCCCTGCTGCTCTCGCACCTTGCCGGTCGTGCCGAGATCGTTGACGAAATAGCCGCCTCGGATGTCGGAGCATCATTCGCCGAGCCTGCCCTGCTCTCAGCCTTAAACCTTCCCTTTAAGGAAGCCATAGCCTTCTTCCGCAACAAGGTAAGCATCCCGGCAGAGCGCTGGAACGATCTCTGGCTCGATATGCACTCCCAGGGCTTCATGATCGCCGGTGCGATGAAAGGCGAACTGCTCTCCGACATCCGCGATGCCGTGGACCAGGCCATCAGCAACGGCATCACCCTGGCCGACTTCCGCAAACAATGGGATCTGATCGTCGAGCGCCACGGCTGGCAGTACAACGGCGGCCGCAACTGGCGCACACGCATCGTCTACGAGACCAATACGCGTCAGGCGTACAACGCCGGACGCTGGCAGCAAGCCACCGATCCGGACGTGCTCAAGACCCGCCCTTACCTGATCTATCGCCACGGCGACTCGGCACACCCCAGGGTGCTGCATCTCTCCTGGGACGGCACCTGCCTGCCCGCTGACGATCCCTGGTGGGGCACGCACACCCCGCAGAACGGCTGGGGCTGCAAGTGCAAGATCTTCAGCGGCGGAGAACGGGACATCACGCGCCTGGGGGACAAGGCTCGGCTGAAAGCGCCCAACGACGGCGACTATGAATGGACCGACAAGCAGGGCCGGACCTTCACCATACCCAACGGCATCGATCCCGGTTTTCAGTACAACCCCGGTGTCGCCGCTCAAAAGAGCAAACAGATTCTGGAGGAGCGCATCAACCAGTTGCCAAGCGGAATCGCCGAACAAATAAAGGCGGAGATAGCCCAGGGTATCAAATCATAAGTCCTCTGGGTCCTATTGGTCCCATAGGTCACAAGGCGCCCATCCATGACCAAAGAACTGATCACCATTGAGCACGACATAACGGCCATCCAAAAGCAGTTCGACAAGCTGGCCGCAAAAACCGGCGATACCCGGCCGGTGCGCAAGGCCATCGGCGAATACCTGCTCACAGCCACCGAGGAGCGCTTCAACACCCAGACCGGCCCGGACGGCAAGAAATGGCAGGACGTCAAGCCCAAAACCCGCAAACGCAAGAAGCATCCCAAGATCCTCACCGAACAGGGTCACCTGCGGGGCGGCATCAATTACGAGCTTCAGGATGACTCACTGCTCCTGGGAGTAGGCCTGCCCTACGGAGCCATCCACCAACTGGGCGGCGAGATCAAACAAGAGGCCCGCACCGGCGTGGTGACGCACTTCAAGCGGAAAGGCAAAGGGCAACGCTTCAGCAAGGCAAGGGACGCCCATTACGCCATGAAGACAGACCGCAAGGCAACCACCATCAAGATGCCTGCCAGGCCCTTCCTGGGAATCAGCCGGACGGACGAAATCGAGATCGTGGCCATCGTGAATGACTACCTGAAGCAGTGACGCCCAAATTCGGCTTGTGTGGGGCGTCAAGTTTCCAAGACGCCCTGACCCCCGCGCCGGGTAGCGGTCGGGGCACACGCGGGAATTTAAAGATGGTTTAAAGGCGGTTTAAAAACAGGGACCGGGGACTAGGGACTGGGGACCGGCAAAAGCTTTTCCCGGTTACTGGTCCCTGGTCCCAGATCCCCGTTCCCCCGTCCCCGAATTAACAGAAGCACTTCAAATGTCACTTGCGCTGTTTTTGATTGAATATGGCTGTGCGGTGAAAGACGGCTTAAGGCTCGAAACCTTGAACAGTCTGTAAAGGAGACGGAGATGGTTGGAAGATGGATCGAAATATTCAAGGCCGGAAAACAGACCGACAGCAGCGGCGCCACCAGGGAATGGACCGAGAACGACCTGGACGCAATCGTGGCCAGGTACAACAACGGCGATCACGAAGCTCCCATCGTTGTCGGCCACCCGGAAAGCAACTCCCCGGCATTCGGCTGGGTCGAGTGCTTGAAGCGTGAGGGCAAGCTGCTCTACGCCAAGCTCAAGGAAGTCATGCCCGAATTCGAGGAACTGGTCAAGGCCGGTACTTACAAGAAGCGCTCCATCAGCCTCTACCCCGACCTGACCCTGCGCCACATCGGTTTTCTGGGCGGCATGCCCCCGGCGGTCAAGGGGCTGGCCAATGTTTTCAGGAGCGGTGAAGAGTCCGTCACCTACGAATTCAGCGACTGGCGCATGACCACCCTGGGACGGATCGTCATGCGCATGCGCGATTACCTGATCGAGAAGGAAGGCGCCGGAAAAGCCGACGGCATCATTTCATCCTGGGACGTCCAGGACCTCATGACTCCGCCGCCCGAACAGGAAACAGAAGGCATGGATAATTGTTTCAACGACCCCAAGGAGGAAAAGATGAAACCTGAAGAGGTACAGGAACTCGTCACCAAAGCGGTGGCAGCGGCAACACAGCAGTTCGGCGAAACCATCAAGGGTCTCGAAACCCGGCTCGTCGAACTTAACAAAGGCTTCATGGCCGGAAGAGAGGAAGGCTTGCGCAGGGAGTTCAGGGAATTCCTGATGACACCCGAGATGCAGAAGCGCGTGGGCGAAGGAGCGCGTGAAGCCACCGTCAGCCACATGATGGCTCTGGTGAACGCGGAACCGGTCATGTTCGAAGAGGGGGGCGAGCGCACAACCGTCTCTGCGGTGGATGACTACAAAAAGCAGCTAAAGGCGCTGCCCGAAGTGGTTTCCTTCGGAGAATACGCCACCCACGACCGGGCGGGAGATCCGGATGCCACGTCGAAAGTAGCGGTTGATATATCCCGGCATGTCTAACCCACACAATCAGGAGGATGAACCATGAATGGCAAAATCGGCAGTTTCAGCCGTAACGAAGAACGAGCGCGAACCCTTGGGCATGACCCGGTGATACGGGCGGGAGTGTTGAAGGCCAATGACGGCGTCTATCCCACCGGCCTTTTACTCACCCGCAACGCTTCGGCCGAACTGGTTCCACTGGCAATCGTCACGTCCGAGACAATCGGCACGGGCAACGGCACGACCAAGAATTTCAACGCCATTACCCTGGCGGCGTTCCCCGTTGAACCGGGTACGGTTTCAGTAAGCGACGGCGTTGAAACATTTGTGGACGACGTCAGCGGACGGCTGGCCGGTTCCGCCGGGGGCAGCGGGACCATCAATTACAGGAGCGGCAAAATGACGCTGTCGTTCAACGCCAACGTCGTCAATGCTTCGCCCATAAACGCCGGATACACCACCGCCGTAAACGGGGTGCTGGACGAAGAGACCGACACCGCCTTGAGCGGATCGGGCCTCTACGTGGCCCACGGCACCGTGGATTCAACCGTGCTGAAAATCGGCAAGAGCAACCCGTCGGCGCCCTCAAACACTTTGTTGATGCTGCTTCAGGCGCACGGCATTTATCCGGTGTAATTCGAGGCTCTTGCAAAAGTCAAAAACGTTCCCTCCCCCCTGGCGGGGGAGGGTTAGGGTGGGGGGGAAGTAGCCATGATATCCGCATGTTGCACCTTCACCCACCCCCCAGCCCCCTCCCGTCAAGGGAGGGGAAGCCGCTTTCCAGGGCTTCTGCAAGAGGCTCATTCTGATTTTGATTTGAAACTGAAATAACAACTTTTTCTCAAGGAGAACTTCACATGTACAACATCCGTGGTCTGTTTACCCGCGATGCAATCATCCAGTACCTGGTCAGCCTGGGGCCGGTCTACACCGTTGTCCAGGACACGATCTTCAAAAACCGCCCCCAGCAGCCTGGCCCGCTGATCGGGGAGGACGTTATCCGGGCCGTTGCCAAGGCCATGCCCCTGGGCCGCCGTGGCGGGCGCTCCATCACCGTTCCCGGCGGAACCGGAGTCGCTAATTTCTATGAGCCGTTTCCGATTCACCCCGACATCGCGGTAACCGGTGCGGACCTGAACAACCTCAAGCTGTATCAAACCAACGCCGGAAGCCTGAATGTCTGGGCTCAGGGAAAAACCTCCTATCTGCGGGATATAGTCCGCGCCACGACCGAGGCCATGTGCGCCGTATCGCTGACCGGCCGACTGCAATGGCCGGTGCAGCTCGAAGGCGGTGGTTTCGAAACCTATGACATCAACTACGGCGCAATCCAGACCGCTACCCCGGCCAAGCTGTGGGACGCCGCCGACTGCAAGACCGCCGATGTGTTCGAGCTGCTCACGGAAATGCAGCTCAAGCTGCAGGAGAAGGGATTCGGCGGCACCATCGAGGTGTGGGCGGGTAAATCAGCCTACATCGCCCTGTACAAGATCTGCGAAAAGTCCACCACCACGGCCAAGATCAACATCCAGATCACCGACCAGGGCATCAACGTCGGAGGCTTCCTGATCAAGCGCCGTGCCGAACTGTACTACAACCCTCAGACCAAAGCCTATCTGCCTGCGGTAGGCGACAAGGTCGTCAAGATGATCGCCCTGGACGCCGGGCATATCATGCCCTATGCCGCAATCGACGATCTGGACGGCAACCTGGAGCCGATGCCGTTCTTCATCAAGCCGATTGAGACCAAGAACCCCAGCGGCTACCAGTTGGTGGCCGAATCCAAACCGCTGCCCGTGGTCAATGTGGACGGCATTTGCGATGCCGAAGTCTTGGCGTGATGGCACTGACGAATTGAGGTTTTTATGTACACCACCCCGGAGATTCTCATCGAAAAATACGGCACGCAGTTGCTGATCGGCCTCACCATCAAGGAACCGGACGGCACGGAAACAGCCCCCGACCTGGGGGTGATCAACCGCGAGATCGGCCGTGTGGACGGCATCATCGACGGATATCTCCGGGGGCGCTATGCCCTGCCCTTGTCCGATATACCGCCCGAGCTGGCCGGATATGCCGAGGACATGGCCATCGCCCGCATCTATGGCTGCCTGCCTGACCGCGCAGTGCCGGAGGATGTAACCAGGGCGGCCAAGGAGGCCGTGGCCTGGCTGCGGGACATTCAAAAAGGGCTGGCCACGCTTTCCGTTGCCACACTTCCGCCCGCTTCATCGGGAGAAGAGTCCGGATCGACCGGTTTTTTCAGGACCAGCAAAGCAGCCGCCGACCGCATCTTCGACGACAGGGTGCTGGACAGGTTCACGTGGAGATAGACACATGGACTTTCTCACCCCCATCGAGGACAGCATCATCGACCGCTTGAAGGTTAAGCTGCCGACGATCCTGGTGCAGCCCTACCCGGACAATCCGGAAGTCTACGAACCGTCCCACCCGGTGGGAGCGCTCCTGGTGCGCTACTCGGACGCCGACTACGGCGCCACCAAAGACGCCGCCATCGTGATCCAGGACCGCGACATGCATTGGGAAATCACCCTGGCCCTGTGGAGCCTGCGCGGCAAGGGCAAGCAGGGCGGCCTCTATTCCTACCTGGAAGCGGTCAGAGTAGCGCTCACCGGCTTTACCCCGCCCCACTGCTGCCGCAAGCTGACACCGGTGGCCGAGGAGTTCATCACCCGCTCCACCGGCAACATCAGAAACAGGAATCAGCGGCTCTGGCAGTACGCCGTCACCTTCAGGACCACCTGCCTCAACATCGAGGTGCAGGAAGAAGAACAGGCCCTGCTGCTCACACGGATCACCGCAAGAGACGAACAGCTCAATCAAACCACGGAGGTGCCATAGACATGGCGAAAAAGGATACCACGTACCGCTACAGCGGCCCGCTCTCGGGAGTTACCCTGGCCCCCTCCCCTGATTCAGGGGGGGCTGACGCAGTTGGCCGCGAGGTGATGCTCCATCCCGGCAGCGATATCCCGCTGCCTGCGGATAACGATTACGTAAAGACGCTGGTGGCTCAGGGATTCCTGACCGAAGTTCAGACCGAAGAGCCCCCGGCACAGGAACCGCCCAAGCCCCAGACCAAAAAGGAGGCAACCAGTGGCAGCTAATTTTCTGCATGGTGTGGAAACCATCAACATCGACCAGGGAGGCAAGCCGGTCCGGGTGGTGAAAAGCGCCGTGATCGGCATCATCGGCACCGCCCCCATCTTCCAGGCGGCCACCGCTGATCAGACCGTCAACACGCCGGTCATGATCCTGAATGACGTAACCGCCGCCCAGTACTTCGGCAGCGAGAAGACCGCCGGTTACACCATTCCCAAGGCGCTTAAAGCCGCCTTTAAGAAAGGGGCCGCCACAGTCGTTGCAGTCAACGTCTTCAACCCGGCCACCCACAAAACATCAGTGGTTGCCGAAGCCAAAACCCTCGGCACGGACAAGACCGCCACTCTTGCTCACCCCGGCGTGGTCAACGTTGTGGTCAAGAATCAGGCCGGAACCACCACCTATGTCAAGGACACCGATTACACCCTGGACGCCGTGACCGGCAAGATCACCGGCATGGGAGCAACCCTTATCGCGGGCGTACAGCTCAAAATCGACTACGATTATGCCGACCCGTCCAAGGTGCTGGCGGCCGACATTATCGGAACCGTGGACGCAAGCGGCAACCGCACCGGCTTGCAGGCGCTGCTGGACTGCTACAGCCTGTTCGGCTTCAAGGCAAAGATCATCATCGCCCCCAGCTATTCGACCCAGAACAGCATCGCCACCGAGATGATCTCCATCGCCGGGAAGACCAAGGGAATAGCCTACATCGACGCCCCCATAGGGACCACCTTTCAGCAGGCCATCACCGGCAGGGGACCGTCCGGCACCATCAACTTCCAGACCTCCAGCCGCCGGGCCATGCTCTGTT